AACAACTTTGACCACATCCCCGTAGAAAATCGAGGTTCCATAACTATTGGTCAACTTGATGTGACGAATGGAATTGCTCCAATCTCCACCACCAAGGAGGCCGACAGGTCGGAAACCATGCGGTGTCGCTGCTGTTGACATACAGTCAGTTTCCTTTTGCTCGAAGTTAAACCATACGACCCGAACCTAACTTGGTTTCGAGCCGCCACCGAAGGTAACCCTCGACCGATTCTCATTGAGCTTCGGCATACGAGGATCGTTATCCCTCATGTAGTTTTGATCCACGGAATCCACTTGTCTCTGAGCAAGCTGTTCATAGTAATCACTGCGGGCAGCGATATTCTCGGCGGATGTCTTGCAAAGCAATAAACCACCAACCTCGATATTCCCCTCATACGCACTGTTCCGATCAGAAGTGAGCATAAGCTCAGGATGATCTTCTGCCCTCACAGGCTCCCAACCCTCGCGGAAACGCTTCGATGCATTCACATTGTCAGCATTACCCATGAGGGAAGTTCTGATCCACCGGAAGACATATCCGTCTTGCGGCTCTGGATCAGGAAGAACCTGTGGCGGTTCCCATGACTCGACACGCTCAGAGTCGTCGCGTGTTTCCATGTCTCTTGGTTTGCGCTCCGTTGCTTTTCCGTCAGCCATTTGTCATCTCCTTCACGACCTGAGCCGCGTACTGTGCGTTTGTTAACCCAAGTTTTCGAGCGAGTTCAACTTGAGTTCCAGTTAGCTCCACTTTGCGCGGCTTGCCGCCTCCCCTCTTCGCTGAGGCGACTACCGGAGTTTTTCGGGAAGTCGGAGCTTGGCTGGCACCATTCCCCTTCCCGAAATAATCTGGGAATCGTTGGCGCAGAACGCCATCGATCTGTTCATAATAAGTGGAATTCGATCTCGGATCGACCCCCTGCTTGACTAATTTCTCATGGATACCAACAGCAAACCCGGTCATTTCCTCATAACCTGCCTGCTGGAACCATGGGTTCTTCTTCAGCCAGTCCACCGCAATAGGATCTGGAGGCGGTGCCTGCGCCTGAGCGGGCGGGCCTGCCTGCTCCGGGTGGTGGGGAGGCGGGGTCTCCACCGGAGCCTGATACATAAACTGCGATCTCTCGGCATGCAGCCGGGCCAGTTCCCCTTGAGCATCAACAATCTGATCCGAATCCCCGGATTCATAGGCCTCCTTGTAGGAGTGTTTTGCACTCTCGATCTCGGCATCTGTTTTCGCAGAAACCTGATCATAGAGAAGCCTTCTCTGATCAGTCAGTTGCTGGGAGAGAGCTTGGTTCTGTGCCTGAATTGACTGGGCGTAGCGAACGGCCTCGTTGTTTTCCCGCAGAACCTGTTCCTTGGCGCGCCTCTCCTCATTCCATTCATAGCGTAATTTCTGAATACGTTTTTTTACCCGGTTCCCGTATTCATTCTCGTCGAAATCACCATCGTCATCGTCTTCATCGGGGCCGCGAACCGGCCTACCTTGGTCCTCCTCTGGGACATCGTCGACGACCTCGACCTCAATATCGGTATCGTCGGGAACCCCAACGGGCTGCGCTTCTCTATCCAGAAAATCTTCCTGCTCTTCTTCTGCGACCTTCGGTTCCGGGCTCATGCTCTTTTCACTCCCCTCGGGTCTTCAATAACCGCCCTTACACAATCGTCATTGATCAGGCGAAACTGCTGGCCATGGATCTCAACTCTGAAACCCGAATAGGCCTTCATAATGATCCAATCCCCGTCCTTGCAATAAGCACCACTCGGGAAGCGGGATTTATCGGTGAAAGCATCAGGCCCCATGCGAAGGACCATGGCTGCAATACCTGCCGTTTCTTCCCTTTCCCTCCACTCCTCGGGAACATACACACCTCCTTCGGTCTTTTCCTCCTGAGCGGAAAGGGCAACAAGCAACTGGTAACCACAGGGCTGCGGAAGTTGCGAAGCCTTGCGTCGTTCCTCCAGATCAACAACTGGTTCGGACATAACATCTCCTTTGCACGTTTTTTGCCAAAATAAAAGAGCGCTACGGCGCTCTCTCTGGCGGGGGTTACGGACCCCCATGCACACGGTTTAGGAGGCGTGGGCTCCTGCATCATGTTTCATGTGAAACATGAAGTCATTCCTTTCCCTTGTTCATGGCTTCGACAAGGTCAAGCAATTCTCTTTCTGCGAGGGCCAAACCCTCGATGACGCCGACCATCTTCTGGTACTCGTCGAAATTCTGAGCGGAACCAGTCGCAACGGCGTCGGCCATCTCGTTCATCCGCGTTCTGAGATTCTTCTGAAACACCTCAAACAACGGTTGTTCGGTCAATTCTTATTCCTTCCCCCCATTGCGCTTCCGCTCATCTTCCGCAAGCGACTTGCCGACATCAGCAACGAGCTTGGCTTGTTCCAACTTTGCCTTCTGTTCCGCCTCAAGACGACCCTGATCGCCCTCCGCGATTGTCTTCCCGATATCGGCGACGAGCTTCGCCTTTTCTAAAGCATCCTTCTGTCCGATCTCCCTCTCTTGGGAATCAGATGCCGCCTTGGTTTTCGCGATCTCGACGCCGAGACGCACACCATCAATCTCCGCTTCCTTCTCCATACGCTCGCGTTCGGTTTCTTGACGCATCTCCGCCTGAGCCAAGTTCGCAACGATCCTCGCCTTATCCGTCTGAGCCTTCCGCGCGATGTCGGCCTTCTCCAGTTCGAGCCTTGCCTGCTGCATCTGGATGACAGGATCTTCGGCCATCTTCTGGTTCTCTTCCTGCTGGGCCTCGGCAGTACCCTTGCTGAGAAGCCGACCCGCTGCCTCTGCAACGACACGGGACAGCTTGACCTCGATATCCTCTGGAAGATTCTCATCGGGCGGCGGAAGCTCGACCCCCAATTCTTTCTCGATCTCGGCACGATACTGAAACGCAAGATGCTCCTGCATATGAGCGGCCATCGAATTCTGTATGGCCGTTGCCATCGGGCTCTGTTCCACAAGCGCCCTCACCTTCGGATCTTGGGTCGCGGCCTGATGTATCTCGATATGGGCCTTGTGATCCTGATACATGAAGGCCTTCACGGGCTTGCCGTTCAGAACATCCATGTTTTCCGAAACAGGATCGTGGGGCTTCTGGTCGTCCGAGAGCGGAATAATCTTATCCGCGTCGTCGATCCCCAGAACATCGAGCATCTGCCTGTGGAGTTCAGGAAGATCATACATCTGAGGGGCCTGCTGCGAGAGTTGCAGGGCAGCCTGATACTGCATAATCCGTTGCGACATCGTGGACGCATTCGGGTTACTGACCGGGATCACATTAACCTGCTCATTGAAATCCTCCCCCTTAACGGCATCTTTATCGATCTCATACTCATAACCATCATCGTCGGCGTAGTCTCTGATGATCCCCGCGATCAGAACAAATTCTTTTTTCATCGCAGCGTGGAGGCGTGCCTGAATGGCGCTCATCACCTTCATCGAGCGCTCGATCAGGGCCAGCGTCGTGCCGACGGGCGCTTCCTGCTTCATGTCCGCCAGCTTGAGATCGGTCAGAGAAGCGAACCTTCTCCCTTCTTCCACGATCTCGCTGAGCATCTGATGCAACACACTGCTCGGTTCCTTGTAGGGAAGGAACGTAATGCTATCCTTGATCGCGCCGCCCGGCACATCAACGTCGCGGAACTCTCCCGGCATGATGGGCGAATCGTCCCCCTTGATCCGCAAACCCCTCGCCTTGAGACCGCCCGGCAAGTTCGCCAGCGTCCCGGCGTCGACCAACTGCCTGAGCAGCGATGTCGCGCTCTTGGCAAGGCCCCCAATTAGATGAATAAGCCCGAAGCCATAGAACCCCAGACCGGGCATGTACTGATAATGCACGAAATGCATTCGCTTCATGCGAAGATCGTCGTCCTCGTACCAGTTTCTGCGAATGGCCAATACAGAATTGTCGCCCTTGGAGATGGTAACGACATAGGGGAGGGCTATTCCTGTCTCTTCCCCATCTTCATCAGTGTCCTCGAAGCCCTCAAGATCCAAGTCCACATGCATTTCCAGCAGAACAACCCGAGAGTCGTTGTCATATGAAGGGGTATCTCCCTCAAGATCGTCGTATTTCTCCTGAATCTCCGACAAATCGGGAGACGAGCTACCAACCTCCACATCGAGATAGAACCCAGCAGCCTGCAATTTTTTGATATCGTTACTCGAACGACGCATCACATGCGTGTAGCGCTCGGCGGAAAGAAGATCCGACGCCCCGTAGCTCACAACGAAATCTTCCGCTGGAACAAAGTAGGCACACGCCCTGTTCATGGTCGGATCGAAATAAACCTTCTTGAATGCCGACCCGGCGAGAGGAAGACTGAAGAGCAACTGCTCCATCTCGGGCCGGTATTCCGTCATCTTATCGAGCAGCATGTAGTTCATATAGTCCTGAACCCGATGAGCCTGCTTCTCTTTCTCGCTCGTTATTTTCCCGACAATCTTTGTTTTCACAGGGCCACTGGCAGGAAATACCTCCATGATCGCCTGCGACTGGAACCTGATAACGGCCTCCGTGAGAATGGGATGATGAACACCACAAGCTCCGGGCCAAGGCGTTGTCCTGTCCTCGATCTTCAGGCCGAGAAGATCAAGCCCCTTGACATAGGTTTGTTCCCAATCCATGCGGGAAGATCGGTCGCCCTCGAATTCCCCCACCAGCGTCGACGCCAGCCGACGAAGGATATCCTCTTCCATGGCTTCGGCGAGGTTATCATCATGGTCCTCTCCCCCGGCCTCTTTGGCATCGGGGTCGAAGTCGATAATAACGCCACCATCCTCGGTGCTGATGGAAACAGCATCGGGATTATCAATAGATATCTCCAAACCCCCCTCATCGGAATCGGGATCAAGTTCCTCGAAACCTTCGGGCCTGTTGGAAAAGCTGGGGGCCTGAGCTATGGCCTTCTCAATCGCCATAAACTAAACCTTCTTGGCGGTTGACACATAATCCTTGGGGGGTGGGGTGGCCGAGTCAGTGATCTGATCGGCATACGCATACCACTTGGTTCCCTTGGTTGCCGCGCCCGTACCCTTCATCTTGATACGCTTGCGTGCAACCGGCGTTCCCAAGTCTCTTGAGATCACTCTCTTCTCATTCATCTGAAGACTCCTTTTCCACGTCACCCAGAATATATCCGAAATTGTTCTTACGGAGGAAGCTGCGTATTTCCGTGATCGGTCTTGCCCACCCCATATGGGGCACGACAGCCCATCCATAAACGCTCACGCTACTCGGAACACCAATCAGTTCATACCTGCCGCGCTGGCTATGAACGAACAAAGCACCCCCGGAGTTCCCGAAAATAATCGGAGCGGTCGCGAGCCACAGGGACAGTCCGTTTCTATCCTTCCCGAATCCAGCCAGCATTCCCCGCGTCGGGAAGGGTGGCTTACCGAGACCGGCACCAACCGCATATACCTCGTTAAAAATCCACGGACCCCTGTCCTTGTCTTCAGGATAGAGGCGCGCGACGTAGGGCATCTTGCGCTCTTTGTCAGTGATCCGAAGAAGTGCCAGATCGCGCTTCTCATCATAGGCCACGATCAGAGCCCTGCGTCCGA